GAATGGCACGCAAGCGGATGGCTGACCGCCACGCCTGGCAACGTCACGGATTATGAATACATCGAAGACGATTTGATTCAGTTGGGCAAAGATTTCGACATCCAGGAAGTCGCATTCGATCCGTTCCAGGCCACGCAGTTTTCGACGCGCATGATGGCCGCCGGTTTGCCGATGGTCGAAGTGGGTCAAACGGTCAAGAATCTATCCGAACCGATGAAGGAAGCCGAAGCGATGATTTTGCGAAAGGACATCGAATTCAACCTGGATCCGGTTTTGTTCTGGATGTTCGGCAACGTCACCGGCAAGCTGGACAAGAAAGACAACATATTCCCGAATAAAGAAAAACAGGAAAACAAGATCGATGGCGTCATTTCGCTGATCATGTGCATTAATCGCGTGATCTGGTATCGTGACAACACCACGGAATCCATATACAACAAACTAGCGCGAGAGGCGCGGGAGAAAGCCGAAAATGAAAGCTGATGTGGTTCATGATGTGTTTTTTGTTTTAGGGGTGGCGGGGTTAGGTGCGGGCGTCTATCATGAGTGGGGAACGGGATTCGCTTTGATTGCGGTTTCTGTTATTCTTTTGGCCGTCGCGATCTATGGCACTATGAAATCATGATCCTTTCCAAATTGTTCAATAAACCGAACGACAATGATCCATCAAGCCGATTCCGTGCCGGCATTATTCCAGCACGGGTGGCGGGCATCACCGTCGACGAAGACACCGCCCTGACATATTCCGCCGTTTACCTGGCGATCAAGATCATTTCCGAAACCCTGGCCGCGTTACCGATTCACGTCTATACGAAGAAACCGAACAGCAACGACCGCGAGATCGCGCCCAATCACCCGCTGGCCTTTTTACTGAAACAACCGAATCCCGAAATGACGGGTTTCAATTTCATGCGAACGCTGGTTGGTCATTCGGTATTGCGTGGCAACGGTTACGCCTTCATCGGGCGCGACAGATCAAACCGTCCTGGCGAATTGCAGTTGATCACACCGGATCGCGTCAACAAAGGCCGATCACGCGACACCAAAAAAATCATTTATGAGATAAACAACGGAACCGGCGCAAACGATTACATCAGCGACGAAAACATGTTCCATTTGCCTGGCATGGGTTTCGATGGCCTGGTTGGATATTCCATTGTCGCATTGGCGAAGCGTTCGTTTGCTTTGGGTATGGCCGCCGAAGAATTCAGCGCCGGCTTTTATGAGAACGGCGCACAATTGGGCACGATCATCGAGGTGCCAACCGGCATCACCCTGGACGAAGCCGGCAAAGACATGTTGTTGGATTCATTCGACGCAAAGCACAAAGGCGTCAGGCATCACCATCGCACCGCCCTGGTCGACGAAGGAATGAAAGTTCATTCGATGGGCATTCCGCAAAAGGACGCGCAGTTCATCGAGTCACGCAAATTCAGCGTCACGGATGTGGCCAGGTGGTTCAATATCCCGCCGCACAAACTCAAAGACCTGGAAAAAGCCACATTCAGCAACATCGAAGAACAAAACATCGATTTCGTCCAGGACACAATGTTGCCGTGGGTCATCAACGCGGAACAGACAATCAACTGGAAACTGATCGGGCGCAATAACAGCCGACAGTTCGTCAAATACAATTTGAACGGTTTAATGCGCGGCGATTCCAAAGCACGGGCGGAATATTACAAAACACGGTTCAACATGGGTTCATTGAACATCAATGAAATCAAAGCGTTTGAAGGCGAAAACGGAATCGGGGCGGTCGGTGACAAATACTTCATGCAATTGAACATGACCACCATCGACAAGATCGGAGAGGACGCGCCAGCACCAGCCGGCGGGAATCCACAGTTTGACAAGGTGACAGCGGATGACGACGACGATGACAACAACAGTGAAGCGTCGCCAACGGATTCCGCTGTAAACTTTGCACAATTCAAACCATTGATCGACGACGCGATGGGCAAGATCGTCAACAGCGTCAGCGAACACGTCGTTCGCGCCACGGGCAAACATCCTGATGACAATGTTGTCGATGTGATCGGTGACGTGGTGGCCAGGCGCCGCGAATACATCAAAATGAACCTGGAACCGTTGGCCAACACCATGTTGATCGACTATGAATTCGACATCGATGCCCTGGTTTCAGCGATGTCATCAAGGCTTTATCATTCCAACGGCGTTGATCTGGCTGACCTGAAAAACGGATTGGCTGGTGACTTTATGGTGATTTGCGCTAAGATCACGAAAACGACGGGTGACACATGACCATCAAAAAGAAAGAAGACAAGATTTTCAAGATCACGAACAAGGGTTCCGGCAAAGCTGAAATCCTGATCTATGCCGACATCGGTGGGTGGTTCGGGATTTCGTCATTTGAGTTTATCCAGGAATTGAACAACCTTGGCGCCGTGAATCATGTGGATTTGCGAGTCAGCAGCGAAGGCGGTTCGGTCATTGAAGCCATCGACATTTACAACGCGATCCGCCGGCATTCCGCCACATGGCACGCGCACATCGATGGCCTGGCAGCAAGCGCCGCGTCGTGGTTGATACTGGCGACCGACAAAGTGATCATGGCAGAAAACGCGCACATGATGATCCATCGCGCCGCGACACCAGCATTCGGCACCGCTGACGATTTGCGGAAAACCGCCGACCTGATCGAAGACATTGAACAAACGTCAATGGTCAACGCATACAAGGCCAAAACCGGCCTGGACAATGCGACGATCATGGACATGTTGAACGCCGAAACGTGGATGACCGCGACGAAGGCGCTGGAATTGGGATTCGTTGACGAAGTTGACGAAACCTTGCAAATGGCGGCGTCCCTGAGAATGTCAGGCCGATATTCTTACGAACACCCGCCTGAAACCTTGTTGTCGAACCAATCAGGCACATTGCCTGGCGCTGACGATGACCTGGATGATGATGTGAAAACGCCGCTTTTGCTGGCCGCAAAACGTCGACAATTTGAACTAAAAAACTAACTCTTAACATTTGGAGATTTGAACCAATGAAGACAATCACAAACTTTTTGATTCGCGCCATGCGTGGCGTTGCGGCCATGATCCTGGGCGATCCTGGTCTGATCAAGCTATCAAGACAACACCGCGCCGTTGCGTGCCTGATGACAAATAACGCCGTGCCGAGCAAATACGCCGACCGGATCGCTACACTGAACAACGGTTTGCGCGACCTGATGGATCAATGCGAAACCATCACCAACACCGCGTTGGCTGACAATCGTGAATTGTTACCGGACGAAAAGACGCTACATGATGACCTGATGGCCAAGTTTGAGAATTCAAAAGCCGAAGTCACGCGCCTGGAAGCAATGGAAACCAACATGGCGTTCATGGCAACGTCCGGCAATCCAGCCAATGCACCAGCACCGCAAAACATCGATCCACAAAACACCAACATCGTGCCACGTCATGTGCCCGCGCCTGGTCAGGAAGGTCGGATCGAAATGCCGAACAATCATGTCGCATCAAACGGTTTCCGCAACATGGGCGAATTTGCTCGTTCGGTTATGGCCGGAAGTGGCAAGAACGTGGCAACGAATTCGCTGGATCCGCGCTTGTTGCACAATGCACCGACCACATTCAGCCAGGAATCCGTTGGCGCTGATGGTGGTTTCCTGGTTCCGCCTGAATATCGTGACGCGATCATGAAACAGGTCATGGGCGAGGATTCACTATTGTCGATGTGTGACGAATTGGTGACGGCACGAAATTCAATCGTGGTTCCCCAGGATATAACCGACCCCGCTGGATCAAGTGGCATCCAGGCATATTGGGAAGGCGAAGCCAGCCAGTTGACACAATCCAAACCAGTGTTCAAAGACAAACAAGCCCGCTTGTCAAAGCTGACCGCTTTGGTTCCAGTGACCGAAGAAATGTTGGAAGACAGCCCGCTGATCGGCTCATATTTGAACATGAAGGCGCCAGAAGTAATCACCGCCAAAGTCAATGACGCCATCGTCAACGGCACTGGCGCTGGTATGCCTTTGGGCTTCATGAACAGCGGCGCACTTGTTACCGTTGCCGCCGAAGGCAGCCAGGTCGCTGACACCATTCTGGCCGAAAACATCGACAAAATGTGGTCACGGATGAACGCCGCTTCATGGCGGAATGGCGTTTGGTTGATCAATCAGGATGTCATGCCACAGCTTGACAACATGGTTCGCGTTGTGAAAAACGTGGCCGGCACTGAAAACGTCGGCGGCATTCCCGCATATATGCCAGCCAACGGTTTGAGCGCGTCACCATACGGCACGCTGAAAGGCCGCCCCGTGGTTCCCATCGCTGGAATGCAAACCCTGGGCGACCTGGGTGACATCGCATTGGTTGATCTGAAAAAGTACATGGCAGCAACCAAAGCCGGCGGCATTTCATCCGAAGTGTCAATGCACCTTTGGTTCGATTATGACATGGCTTGTTTCAAGTTCCGTTTCCGCATGGCAGGTTCACCGTGGTTCGATTCAGCGGTCACACCACCAAACAGCGCGAACACCTTGTCACCATTCGTCACACTGGCAGCACGCGCCTAATTGAAAGCGCCCTGGCAACGGGGCGCATTCATTAAACTTTTAATATTTGGAGAATTAAGAAAATGAACAGACTACCAAGTGAAAAGGCGGCCATTGTTGGGGTGATTGATCCTGATGTGAACGTCGCCGCAACGTATTTGTCGGATGCGGTTGACATGGCTGATTTTGAATCCTTGTTGGCCATCATCATGATGGGCACGTTGGGTTCGTCCGCAACCATTGACGCCAAGTTCGTACAGGCCACCACATCCGGCGGCACATACAAAGACGTTTCCGGTTCGGACATCACACAGCAAACCCAGGCCGGCACTGACGCCAGCGACAAACAGTGTTTGATCAACCTTCGGGCGCAAGACCTGGACGTGGCGAACAGCTATCGTTTCGTCAAATTGTCCGTGACCGTCGGCACCGCTACCAGCGACGCCGCCGCAATCGTGTTGGGCTTCAATGCAGTTGTTGAGCCAGCAAGCGACAATGACCTGGCCAGCGTGGAAGAAATCATCACAACCTAATGGATGTGATTCAATAAGGCTGAAAAGGCGGGTCGGGGTATTCCTTGCCCGCCTTTTCTACAGGTGAAAAATGAACAATCAATTGCCTAGTGAACAAATCGCACTGATCGGAACCACCGATCTTGATCATCACGGCCATCCAAACGGCGGCGTCGATTTGACGCCAGCCATTGACATGCAGCAATTTGAACAAGCCTTGGCGCTGATTTCGGTCGGCGATCTGGCGACAAACAACACCCTGGACGCCAAGCTGATTCAAGCCACCACCGAGGGGGGCACATACAAAGACGTGACCGGCAAAGCAATGGCGCAATTGACCGAGGCCGGCGACGATGCCCATGTGCAGGTCATGATCAATCTGAGAGCCATTGAGCTGGACATCAACAACGGTTATCGTTTTTTGAAACTGGAAACCACACACGTCGGATCAGGCCGAAGCGATTTTCATGGCATACTGTTCGGCGTTACGCCAAAATACCTACCAACAAATGAATTGAACAACGCCAGCGTTGTTGAAATCGTAAACTAACCAAAGAGGGAAGCTACCATGACAAAGAAAAACGAAAACGATGTTGAAATCATATTCCTAGTGACCACGGATCGCCACGATGGCACCGGCAAGACGTTCAACGAAGGCGACAAACGAACCATGAACCTGGCGTCGGCAAATCACTGGATCAATCGCAACAAGGCCATCACCGTCGCTGATCATGAAGCCGCTGAAAAAGCCGAGGAAGACGCGAAGAAAACCAGCGCCGCCACCGCCAAAGCGCACGACAAAGAAAGCGCCGCCGCATTAAAGGCCGAAGCAAAGGCAACCAAAAAGGCTGAAAAGAAGGCCGACAAATAAGCACCAGGCCGCTAGAATCAATTGAACAGGAAATCAAATCGGTGAAAAATAATGGCAACCATTGAAGAAACCATCGCGCCAGCCAGCGAACCGTTGACAGCCGCCGAAGTCAAAATCCATCTTGGCGTCGGCGCCAGCGTTACCGATTACGATGCCCGCCTGACTCAATTGATCGCGGCGGCCAGGCGCAAGTTTGAACGATACACCAACCGCCGGCTGATCAATCAAACCCTGGCCATTTATCTGGATCAGTGGCCACACGGCAAAGTCATCACCATGCCGATTTCGCCGATCAGTTCCGTGACCAGCGTGCAATATTATGACGCCGATGATGTGCTTCAAACCTTATCGGCCGCCAATTACGTCACCGATTTCATCAGCGAACCGAACCGGATCAATTTGATCGACGGGGAAGTGTGGCCGGATCTGAAAATTGGTCGACCTAATCGAATCAAAATCATTGTGGTGGCTGGTTATGGCGCCGCGTCGACCGATGTGCCCGAAGGCATGATCACCGCCATGTTGATGATGATCGAAAAGGCATTTGACCGACCTGACAAAAACTATATGGACGCAATCGACCGCGTATTGATCGCCGAAATGTCAACCTATCAATTGCGTCGATTTCAATAGGGGCGCCCAATGAAACGCACCAGATCAAGCAATTATCGCCATAAAATCATCATTCAACAGAACACCGCCGCCCAGGGCACGACCGGCCAGGTGACGAAATCATGGGCTGATTATTTGACGCGCACCGCGTCGGTCGAACCCTTGCAAGGCCGCGAACTATTCGCCGCGCAACAAATCAAAAGTGAAACCACCGTCAAAATTAAAATGCGCTATGACACCGATCTGGATGTCATTAATGTGCGGAATTTTCAAATAACCAAAGAAGATTTGAATTCTAGTTCAATGCTGGCAAATGGTACGTTCAACGATGACATTGCGTCCTGGGCTGACAACAGGGGCGATTCGATCTTGTCGTGGGACGCCGGAATGATCAAGGTCGTCAATGGGGCGGTCGGAAACGCCGGCGCCGCGCAAGCCGTCACGCTAGTGATCGGGGAAACCTATATTGTCAGCGCCGACTATACTCACACCGATGGTTCCGGTTTTTTGTCGGTTTCGTCC